CCCGGTGAAATACTCCCCGATGTCCCCATACTCCGTGCGCGTGGCACCGTCCATCCCGGTAGCGATGTCGATGGCGCTGGAGAACTGGTAATAGGCCGCGTCCTTGCCGTAAATGTCCCGCATCGGCGGGAAGTCCCGGTTCAGCACCAGGAAAGCCCCGCACAGGCCGGCCTCCTGGGTGATGAGGGAGTAGGTCTCGCTCACCGAGGGCATCACGAACACGTTACATAGCAGCATCAAGTCACGGACCACGCGCCTCGGCACCCGCGCCCGCCACTCCTCGTGATACTGCGAGGTGAAGGTCAGCTCCGCCTCGTTGAGCCTGAGATCAAGCGCGCCGGCCTCCAGCTCCTTACGGTAGACTACTTTGTCCCCACCGGTGGAATGGAAGTCGCAGACGATCACCCGCACCGAGCGCCCGATCCGCTTCAGCTCGGAGGCCGTGCGCAGCACGTACTCCACCTGCTTGCCCCGGTCCAGGCGGATCGGGTAGACGAAGATGGCGTCGGCGTCGAAGATGCGCTTCTCGTTGACCAGCTGCATCACCAGCGGGTCCAGGTCCAGGAAGGAGCCGATGTCGGTCGGGTGGGGCACGCAGGCCACGTCGTCGATCTCGCAGTGAAAGTTGGTCGCCACGCGCGGGACGGAGTAGGCGTTGGGATAGACCGTCTTGGAACGGGGGAAGTGGGTCTGGCACAGGGCCAGGCGGGGATCCCCTTTAGTCCACACCTCAGAAGGGGTTGCCGAATGCACCCAGTTCAGCCAGGTGATGTCGGGGCGTTCCCTGGCCACTTTACGGGCCGCCATGTTGAGCCAGAGGGCGCTCGGCTGGTAGATGAGGTCGTGGGACAGGACGACGTCGACCCCCGTGAGCGCCTCCCGCAGCGCGAGATAGATGCGCTCCGTGTCATCCTCCCACTTGTCGTGGAAGTGGACCTGGTTGCCGCGCGGGATGCCGGATGGGATGTGGCGGACCTGGACCTTCTCCCAAACCCGGACGGGTTTGAAGATGTCCTCGGCGATAGCGATTGGTTCGTAGCCGTGACGTAGCAGCATCCCCAGCTGCTCCTCAACGATGATATTGAGGCTATAGGTCGAATCCGCCTCATAGAAATCCGTGAGCACACAGACGTTCTTTCTGAACATAATCTCCCCCTACTTTGCTAATCGGGTAGCGCGAGTCTCCCCGCGCTACCCTACCACAACGGCCACAGTGGACCGCTGCTCCCAAGATTGCTATTTTTTCTTACTGGTCCGTTTTTTGGGGACTTTCTTCTCAGCCTCCCGCTCCGCACGTCGCTCCTCAGTTGCCTTCAGGCGGTCGACCTTCTTCTTCTCTTTCCATTGCTGGTGCTGTTTGTCGCCCATCGCCCCTCCTACGGGTTAGCCACAGCCAAACCGTCCATACAGTGATTGCCGACCCAGGCGTCGGTAGCGGCGGAGGTGTTCAGGTCGTTCCAGTCCCCATTGGCCGGTACCGGCAACAGGCAAGAGAACCAGTTATCAAAGACCAGGTTTCGTGCGCCGCCAGTGGTGTCGATCCCCTCATCCGTCGCCAGCGCCGCGCCCTGGGCGTTGCTGTTATAGATGAAGTTGCGATAGATGACCGAATCGACACAGCCCTGCAGCGCCATAGCCGCCCCACAATCCTGGAACCAGTTATCATGGATCCGGTTGTCGGAAGCGCCAGAGCCGGCCGGATCGACGTAGATCCCGTAGGTATCGCATTCCTGGAAGATACAATCGTGGATCTCGTTGTTCCAGGCATACTCCAGCTGGATGGCGATATCGATGTCATCGTCGAAGAAGCAGTGGCGCACCGTCAGGTTCTCCCCGAACAAGGTAGCTCCATCCCACTCGGCATAGATGGCCGTGCCGCCATAAGTGCTTCCCATAAAGCAGAAGCCCTCGATCAGTACATCCATAGCGCTGACGGTGATCAGGACCTGGCCGACGTCACTCGGCATCCAGCAGACCCCCAGCGCGCCCGATGGGGAGACGCCGATGATCCTGACGCCGTGGACGGTCACCTCCACATTCTCGGTGATGGGGGTGGCGTAGTTTACCCCCTCGCCATACTGCCAGGCGTCGTTGGCCCCGACCACGATCACGTCGCCGTGATAGTCCTGGCACTTGGAGAGCGCCGCCGCGACGGTAGCCAAGGGCGCGTTCGGGTCGGTCCCATCCCGCTGGTCGTGGGCGTCCACGTGGTTGGGATCCACATAGAAGACCGTCCCGGTGGGGTGGGTCCGCAGGCCGGTCTCATTGTCCACGCCCGGCACCCCGCCCAGCTGGCCGGGGAACCAGGGGTTCTGCCGGACCAGAGGGAGAGGAAAGCGCACGTTAGCCGCTGGCATATCCCACCTCCTTACGCGGCGACGACGTTGCCATCGGCGCTCAGCGGTGTCCAGAAGCAGACGAAGTGGATCGTCCCGTCCGTCAGGTCCGCCGTGCCGACTGTGGCAAAGATGTCCTCGCCGCCGCCGATGAAGGCGCCGCCGATAGAGCTCAGCGCCTCGATGTCGGCGGGCGTCGCGTCGAAGATGATCATACCCGCGTCGATGTTGGTCGCATCCGCAATCTGCGCGATTAGCGCCGCCGTCGCGCCGGTGATCCCGACCTCGAATGTCCCGGCCCCGACCACGTCCTCCGTACACCAGCCGACGACCAGGACGTGGACGTAGCCGGTGACGGTGAAGAGGGAGATCGTCCCCTGCTGGCCCGAACCGGCACCCCCATCGAGCGCGACGCTCTTGATGGCGGTCCGGTAGGTGCCCATCAGGGACTCTTTGTGTAATCCTGCTGGAAAGGTCATCATTCCCTCCTACGCGGGCACCGCGATGGTGATCCCGTTGTCCCCGACTGTGACCTCGGCCACATCCTCGGCGAAGTTCCCGACCCAGTTGCCGGGCGTCCCGGCGTGGGCGTAGTAGCCGCCCACGTTAGAGTAATCGCCACAGAAGTAGTTGCCGACGACAATGTTGTTCCCGCGCGAGCCACCCCGCAGGTCGAGCATGATCGTCGCCGCGATCAGCTCACCCTCGTGGAGCACGTTGCCGATGAAGGTGGAGACGTTGAACCCGTGCAGCCCGTTCAAAGAGCCGATATGGTTCTCGTTCTCCCAGAAGACGTTGTTGCGGACGTGGCACTCGTAGGGGTTGGCGTGGGCGCTGTCGGTGACGATGATGGCGTAGGCCGACGAATCGCCACGCCGGAACTCCAGGAACTCACAACCCTCGATCACGACCCGGTGTGGCGCGCCGACGAAGTTGACCCCGTACAGCCCGCCCCACAGCCCGTCGAAGCGGCAGTTGCGGATGGTGGTCTTGTAGGCGCTGTAGCTTGAAGCCGGGACCTCGATCAGCTGGATCGCCTGTCCAGCCGCGCCTACCTCGAAGGTGAAGCCCTCGACCGTCCACCCCTCCTGGCGCAGCGTCAGCGCCGTGCCGGCCGCCGTCGCGGCGGTCCAGGTAGGGCGGTGGCTATCTGCCCCCGCACCCAGGATGTAGCAGCCCTTGGGGGCGGTCGGGTTGATAACCACGCTCTCGGCGATGGTCGCCTCGGCAGCCACGACGATGACCGACCCCTCCAATGAGGTCGCCATCGAGGTGGCGAAGGACGTCAGCCGGGTGATGGCCGTCTGGATACTGTCCAGCGGGTTTTCCGGGTCCGTGCCATCGGCGTCAGCCGAGGCGTTGGGGTGGTTTTCGTCCACAAAGAGGACGATCCCCTGTGGCTCCCAACGCAGACCGCGTTGGACATCGGACCCATTGACCCCCATCTGGCCGGGATACCAGGGCTGTAGTCTGACTTGTGGTAGCATAGATCCCTCCTACACGATCCCGCTGACCTCCGAATCGGCCGGCACCCACATCGGCGGGGACCCGTCCGGGACGGTGGGGGGGTGCTCCAGCTCGGAGATCTTTTGACGCAGGACCTGCGCCAGGAATTTCTCCGTGGCGTTCGGCCCGTATTGCGTCACATCCTCCAGCTGCCACCCCCCCTTCTCGTCCTTGACGAGCCCCAAGAGCGCCGCGTGCTCGTCCGACCCATGCTCAATATAATCAGCGGGTTTATCTGCTCGTTTAGTCATTTTTCCTTCCCCCGTTCAGTCGATCTATGGCGCGGTGCCACTGGAGTGGTAGCAGCCACGGTTGTCAAACATGTTGCCCTCGGTCCCGTCGATGTAGGTCCCCCATTCATCGTGGACCTTGACGACCACGTTGCCGGTCGCAAAGTCGCCCATGATGGGCGGGACCACGCCGCCACCGCCGAGCAGGCTGGTGATCGACTCCATGTCGCTCCGCTTGCGCAGCAGCATCGGCGCCGGGACCCCCTGCCGGCGGGCCAGCACGAAGGGGACGATGTTCTCCGTCCGCCAGTCGAGCAGCGCGAACCAGGGCAGGTTAGGCGCGGTGCCGGCGCAGTACGGGTCCTCGATGGGCACAAAGTCGCCCGCCACCACGTTGGCCGCGTTGGTCGCCAGCTCGGGCACCAACTGCGATGCGCGGATGGTGCGGACCGTGTCCACCAGACCGCTGTGATGCACGATGTAGCGCAGCGTGGCCGCGATCGGCTCCCCGTTGGCGTCGACGCGCTGGTTGAAGGCCATCCGCGCCGTTGAGATGCGGGCGGTGGTCAACCGGCCAGTGGTGGAGAAGAGCGCGCCGAGAGCCACCAGGCGGGCGACGGTCGTCGCGTTCCACATAAAGCGGGAGACGTACTTCTCCAGCGTGCGGCGGGCCGCCTGGCCCATGGCCGTCGCCGTATCCTGGAGGTAGCCCAGATCGTCGTTGACCAGGGTCTCCATCGAGAAGTCAAATTGCTTCTCCCACTTGAACGGCCGGTATTGCCGCTTGGTCGCGTCCGGCATGTGCCCGGCCTGCGCCTCGCCCTTCTCGCCCACGTACTCCAGGTCTTCCACGCCGGCGCGCCGCTGGTAGCGGGTGACCGGCAGGAAGTTCGGGGTCGTGTCCGGCTTGACGAACGGCTCGAAGTTGAAGCGCTTCACGTTGTAGGCCGGGATCATCATCCGTTGCACGAACTCCTGGATGGCATAGGTAAAGTCGGCGGAGGTCATCACCTCCTCCAGCCTGTAGCCGGTCTCGGTCGGGGTGATCCCGCTGAGCGCGGTATCGAAGTAACGGTACATATCCCGCACTTCGCCGAAGCGCCGCTCCTGGACGCCCCCGTTGCGCTGGAGTTGTAGCAGGCGGATCTCACAGAGTAAACTCAGTATTCGTCTCATCTCATCACCTCCTACAGCACCACGTCATTCGAGGTATCGCCGTGGTCGTTGACCAGCATCACACACAACTCAGTCTCGACCAGCTCCGAATCGCTGGCCGTCTTGGGCCAGCCGGAGGCGGTATTCGGTCCACCGACCACGCTGTCTGGGTACTCGTCTTGGTGATAGTGCAGGTAGCCGGCCAGTGGGTTAGCGCTCCCGGCGCTGTTGAGCGGCGAGCGGGAGAGCGTCACGCCTGAAGTCAGACCGTCACTGTCATCCAGGTAGACTGGATCGCCGATGGCAAAGGTGGCAGCAAACGTATTCGGGTCGCCGCCGCTATAGGTCAGCACGTTGGCGACATAGGCCCGCACGACTACCTTTTCCGCCAGGTTGACCTGGACCAGCTCGCCGTAGTACGAGACCACGACGCCGGTCAGGTTGCGCGGGCGGTTGGCCTTGGCCCCGATGGCCAGGACCGGGTGGAGCCCGTCGGCGAGCACGTCCTTGTCGCCGCCGCCGATCTCAGAGCCGGCCCCGTGCGGCCACAGGTCATCCTCATGGTATTGCCGGGTCAGGATCGGCCCGGAACTGCATTCCCAATCGGGTCCAGAGATGAATTCATCAGGCATCTTTCACCTCCATTACAAAAACACCGTGTCGAGCGAGGATATCGGAATACTTTTTCCCATACTCCTCCTCACTCATCGTCTGTTGTTGGGGAGCGGCGCTTCCACCCTGAGCGAAGGGCTGGCCGGCCTTGGTCAGCTCCTTGACGTAGTCGACCTCGGCCTCGAGCGCCTTTTGCAGCGCGGCCTCGTCCGCCCACGTCAAACCGACCAGCCGGTCCCGCGAGACCTGCGGCAAGTTGGACTTGCCGACGATTTCCTTCACCCTGGCTTCCGCGAGAGGTTGGGGAGCAGCGTCGCTTCCCTTTGGATCGGCGGCGGGTGGATCACCCTTGCCATCCTCAGAAAGCACCGTCTCCGTGGCCTTCTCTTTATCCTTCTCCTCAACCGTTTTCTGTTCAGTCATACTACCCTCCTCGGTTTCGGATATCTGCAGGGCGCGGCCACCTGCGCCGGCCCTGGTCACCCAATCCACGGAGATCGCCTCCGTGATGGCTTCCACAA